TTATGCGTTTTCGGCGCGTTTCTGGGGAGGTTGTAGGGAAGAAATGGTGCTTTCGAGCCGCGCCATTTCAATGACGTTCTGGTTCCCGTCGATCCACTTCGAGTAGGTGGTCAGGAACATCTCGACGCTATGGCCCAGCTGTTTCGCGCAGAATGCCGGCGTCATCCCCACCATCAGCATTGCGGTCGCGTAGCTATGCCGCATGTTATACGGGCGCCTGTAGCGGATCCCGAGCCTTCTCAACATCGGTTCCCAGTACGTGCGGCGGAACGCGTCCTCGTCGTGCCATATCTCGTTGTAGCGGGGATCGAGAAACACGCGGCCATTCGACATTTGCGTGAACGCTCGCTGACGTTGTAACGCTGCCATCGCTCGGCTGTTCAGATGGACCAGCCGCGCGACCTTCGTTTTCGTTCGATCCAGCTGCTCGCCGCGGACATAGGCTTTCGCGACGAGCATCGTGGCGCTAGCCAAATCAATCTGGGGCCATTCGAGCCCATAGATTTCGGATGTCCGCAGGCCGGTCCAGAACCAAAACTCGGCCAGATTGTGCACCTGGCCGGGATATGCGCGCTCGGCCTCGGCGATAATCCGGTCGGATTCCTCTCTTGCGAATGGATCGGGAGGGGGCTTCTGGTGCTTCGCGCGCGGCACAGCGTCGGCCGGGCTCTCCTTGATGAACTTGTCCTTGACTGCAAGCGATAGCGCCGCTCGAAGGACAGAAAGGTAGTTGTTGACGGTCTTGCCGCTCAGGTCCGGGCGATTCGCAATTGCGGTCTGAATTTGAATTGCCTTCAACGATCGTATCGAGACGCTTCCTGTCGGTTTCGACTGGGCCTCGTCGCATGCGGTTTCTTTCCAGAACTTGATTGCCGTGGCATAACCGTCGCGCGTTGATCGCTCGATACGCTGGGCTGCCAGCCACTTGTCCAACCAGTCCCCGAGCAGCAGGGAAGTTGCGTCTCCTTCGGACGGAAAGTACTCGGACATGACAAATGTGCCGTGACGAATTCGATCGCGAATTTCTGCCGCCATTCGCCGCGCATACTTTACGTTCGCTGGGGTGGGCAGCATCGCCTTCCCGTCAATTTTCAGGGTCTTGCGCCTCTCTTGACCATCAAGCACAAATGCCAAGCGGATTGATTTCTCGCGAACTTCTACGCCATCGCCTTTTCGACCCATTGTTGGTATCCCTTTATTGAAATGAAAATTCCGCCATCTGGCGAGCGGCGAAACTCGCGACCCTCAAGCCATTTTCCGTCTTCGATTTTTCGACGGATGGCTTTCTCAGTCAGGCCTGTAATCGTCGCGGCAAGACCAACCGTGACGTAAGGTGCGGGTGAAATTAGAGTCGGTGAGTGGCTCATGCTAGGATTTCTCCTTCCAAAATTGCGCCGAGATCGAATCGTGAATCAGCCGACAACCATCGATGTGCAGTTTGCGGACGACAAGCGGTTCGCGGAGATACTTCAAGCGATGGGGGAAATATGGCTTGTCGCGCGTGTCAGTCGCTTCATGGGCGCCCGCTTTCATGTGATCCCCATCCAGCGCTGAGTCGTAGCGACGAGGAGCAACGGATTACAGCGATTCTGTTGGACGTGTGTCTGAATGCCGTTCCAGCAAGTTATCGATGCGAAGCTTGCGGGGCACTTGTTTGGCAAGGTTTACCCGGGGACGACGATTACAAATTCTGGGTTGTTCCGGATGCCAAGCACGTGGAGTGATTTTTCCGGTTCTAGGAAGCGCTACAATCACTGTGCCAATACTGGCGACCACTTACGGGGTTAATCATGGCGATGAATCCGAAGCAGACGTCGAAGAAGGTGGCAACAACCGCAAGCCAGCAGCTGAAAAGCAAGAGTACTGGCGCCAAGGCAAAACAGACCGCCGCAAGCGCGCTAGCTCAAGCTCCGCTTAAGAAGTCGACAGCTAAGACTCGCGGATAACATGATTCGCGGTGGGGGCGACTCGCCCCCGTTTTTCATGTTCGAACCCATCCCGTCGACGTCGAGCGGATCTTCCCAGCCTTGCGCAGCGCCTGCAGGCGCCGATCGACGATGCGCCACGCCACGACATCGCCGTGGGTCCTCGGCGTCGATTCCTCCGTCGCAATCCGTTCGCTCTCCGTTTTTACCGTTCCGGTATTGATGGTCGCGAATTTCTTGATAGTGACGTCGATCGCTTCAAGGATCAGGGTGTCGAGTTTTTGATATTTGCTCATTGGCGTTCTCCTGCGTGGGCGGCGGCACGATCGAGACGTTCAATTTCGGCAATCCCGAGTGCGACCGCCTTCACAAGATTGCGGCGCGGCGCGGACGGCTTCCACCACGTCGTATCCCACGGCCATGGGCGCAACCCGGCGATGGCGGTCAGTTCCGGATAGGCATAGCAGGCTGCGGCGTGTGCCATGGCACCGTCCGTGTGCTGGTCGTCATGCTCCGGCGTCCAGCCCTCTTGCTCGACATGCCGGCGGCGCTCGGCGAGCACGTCGCGCACGGCATTTGTCAGCGGCGCGCGCGGTGCGACGTTCTCGTCGATCCAGCGCTGAACCTCGCCACCGCTCCACATCTTGCGGAGCATTTTTGGGAAGCGCGGCAGCTCGACGCAAGGCTCGGCCCGCGAGGCTGCGTCATGCTCGCTCAGATATTGGGCGAGCGCGCACGCGAAGTCGGCCGCGAGCTGTTCTGCGATATAGCGGTCGAAGTCGTGGCGCCTCAGACGCTTCGCGAAGAACTCGGCGATGTAACCGCGTCCGCCTGCGCTCGTCCTCAGGTCGTGCTGGCCGATTGGCTCTCCCGCATCGGCAGGTGCGTCGGTCTGCGCGGGCGCGGCTTCGATGTATGGCGATTTCGTGTCGATTGCTTCGAGCAACGCTTCCGCCCGGGTTGTGGCCTCCTGCCAATACCAGGTTTCCGTCATTTCTTCGCCGGCTTTGTAATCGACCAAGGCTGACTTGATCGCACTGCGCGCGAAGTCAAACAAGTCGCGTCGGTCGAGTGTCACGCCGTTCGCTTCATCGGTAGTGGTCTGCTCGGTCGGCTGCGGGGCGGCGAAATATGCGCTCTTGAGCTGATCTAGCATGGCGCGACCCTGCACTGTCAGGACGTAGATCGGCCCGCTGGTCGGATCGAAGCCAACTTCCTCAAGAAACTCATACCAGATGCTGCCCTTCGGGAAATCGCTCAGCGCTTCGATAGCGGCATCTTGGTCCCACTCGACCGGAATCGCCACCGCCTCCGCAGCGGGCGATGCTGCCGCGCGGGCTTGCCACCGGTCGGCAGCTTCCTTGGATTCGAACAGCAAGCCGATCCGCTTGTCGGTGTCGCGCTGGACTCGCGGCTGCGCGTCGGCCGGTGCTGCTGCGGGCTGCTCGACAGGGGATGCGGCGAGGATGGTTTCCAGGCCAGTGATTGCGTCGGCGCATTGCCCGACGAACGTGCCGTCACCGGTCTCGACTTGTCGGAGCACCTGAATTGCATATTCGATGCTGTCGCACGGGTCGTCCGTCAGCGCATCAGCGCGGTTGTTTCCGTCTCCGAATCCGAATTTCGAATTAGTCAGATTGCCCGCGCCGGCCGCCTGCTCGAAAATGGCTTCGGCGGTTGGGTTCTCCGTCCTCGGCCGCTGAGGTACCGCCTCGCTCGCCTGTTCGGGAGCGGGGCTTTTTTTGCTTTCGGTGGTCATGGTGTGGTCCTCGGTAGGTCAGACTTGCACCACATGCCCGAGGCCGGCATCGAGCAGCGCGTAAGCGTTGCGCCGGCCGTATGCGACGAGGCAAATTGGTGCGCCAGAATTGAACGGGGCTCGGCGGCCGTCGACGAAATGAAAGTGCGGTCGGCCGCGCACGAAACACACGGCCTCGGCCCCGGCCCAGACGGTCTCGTAGAACATCGTCGTTTCGGTACGGGCCGGGATAAGGGCAATGCCGTTGCCGTGTTCGGTCATGCGGCGCATCCACTTCGCCGCCTCGCGTCCGAACGGCGGGTTGCACCAGACGCGGCCGCGCCATTCGCGCGTAAGACCGTTGTCGCGGACCGTGAAATGCTCGCGCGCGGTATTCCATGGGCGATTGATAGGCGCGCATGGGTCCAGGTCGAATTCGCAAAGCGCGCGGAGCCATTCCGGCGGCGTCAGCCACTCGTCGTTCTTCATTCGTGCGCTCTGGTGAGACGACAGGCTCATTGCATCCTCAAATCAGAAAAAGAGTGGGCGCCGTACAGGCCGCCCACAAGAAAAAGCCACGCATCCGAGGCACCGGAATTTGCGTGGCTATGGGGATAGGGCGTCGTGCTACGATTCGCACCAAAACAAGCGGGGGATGTGATGCAGAGAATCGTGCTTTGGCTGGGGATTGCTGTAGCAGGCTTGGTGTTTGCTGGACTGAGCCATAACCTCATTCATCAACCGGACGGCGGGGCGGCTTGGGTGCAAGCAATTGGTTCGATTGCCGCAATTTTTTGCGCAATCTGGATCGGGGAGCGTTCGGCGAAGCACCAAACAGAACTTGCGCAAAACCTGCGCGAGCAGCAGCTTGCAGAAAGGCGTTCGTCGCTCAAAGCGGTGTTGGACGAGGTCTACGTTCGCTTCAAACGAATCGAGCCATCGTTGAACGAGAATGGGGTATTCAGTTTTTCAGCCTTTGCTCAAGTAAGTGAGGAACACTTGGAAAGAACGCTCGACTTACTCGGTCAAGTTCCGATTTTCGATCTCGACTCGGGCGAATTGACGCAGGCGGTTCTTACTATTCAGGCGGCATGTATGAGTCTCACGCGATTGGTGACTCAATTCAAGCTCCATCAGAAAGAGAATCCAAATGATTATCCAGGGGATGACATTGCCACTGCCTTTATGAGGGGTAGCTTGCAGACCCTTGATGAAACGTTCGCTACAGTCGTGAAACTCACCAATGGGACGTTCCCAAAGCTGCGGCCGCCATCTCTCTATTAACGCGCAAGAGCTAAATGTGCCGTACAACCGGTATGCGCTCCAGATGCTCGGAATGCTCCTGAACGAGCGCTTGGAGGCAGAAGAACGCGATCAGGGCGACGAGTGCGCCCAGCCAGATTTTCAGAACCATGGCAGCACCCCCGCACGGTAGGCAACACAGAGGAACCAGACGCAGCCGATAGCGAGGCCGCATCGGCGATCTCCTCGCACGCATCTGCGTCGATCACGATCAGGTGAACCTCAGTAGTGGTCCGGGTTCTTTACGAGCAGACAGCCTTTATAGATGCCAAGTCGGCTCTCAAATTGTTCCACGCGCATGGTTTTTTCTCTGGGCTCCCAAGGGTCATTGTAAAAAACTGTGGAGTCCTGCACTCCTGTGACGACGATAGAGTGAGCACGTCCGTAAAAGAAAGCACCACCCGCCCAGATGGGGCCGTGCTTCGTCAACACATCAGCCAACCATTCGGCGGTGACGACGGGTCTAGGTCGGTCGAGTATCGTGAGCCCTTCGGCTGTGGCTAGCTCACCGATCGAGTTTGGATTGAGCCCTTTATCTTTTGCCCAAATTTTATCCAGACCACGGCGCGGCCCGGTGCGAAAGTAATACGAAACCATACATGCCGCCGCAAACCAGCACGCATTTTGTCCATGTGGTTGTATGCCCTGATTTTCCTGTCTGCCGTCTGAGGCAGACAACTGGCCGACGAGCGGCACGTCCAGCCTTATGTTCGGTCGGCTCATTTCTGGTCTCCGAAGGGGCTATGTGCTGAAGAATAGGAGCGTTCAACTCTGGATGCAACGGCCGGCTACGCGCAATAAGTACTTGCGCAGCTCGCGGACTCATCCCATTGCTGGGTGGTGGCGAGAACGAGCACGACGCCGATGAACACGGCGAGGCTCTTGAGCCACAGAATCAGCAGGGCTTTCACGACCACACTCCCATCAGACGCTCGATTGGAGGGGCGACGGCGCCGGCAAGCAGATAGAGCGTGCCGATTACACAGAGCGGAATCCAATCTCGATTCATGGTTATCTCGCATTGATGTGATTGCCCGCAGGGCGGGCGCGGTTGGTCAGGCGGCCGCGTCGAGCGCCTGCGTGATCGCATCCAGTGCGGCGCGGTGCGCACGCGGATCGTTGGGATTGGCTTGCAGCTCGCGCAGCGCGATCAGAAGCGCGGCCGCGCGCGCTGCCATGTCGGTGTAGGTCACCAGTCCGACGTCATTCAGGTGTGCGTCTGCGTTCGCGATTGCTTCGGTTTTTGCGTCCATCGTCGTTCTCCTGTAGCGGGCGGGGTTGTTACCAGTTGCCGGCCATGCCATTCAGGCGGAACAGATGCTTTGCTGCAACTTCGTTCCATTTGCGAGCCTCTTCGGTCGCGTCTTCACCTTGTGCCGCGATGCCGAGTGCGTAACCGCGTGCGATCTTGGCGCAACCGAGCATTTCGCGACGGCTCGATTCCTTTTGCTTGAAGTTCATCGTCGTTCCCCTTCATGATTGCGTTGGCCAGTGCTTCCGCTTCCGGCAGGCATGCTGACCGAGATCAAACGCAGCAACGAGCAGCAGAGCCGAGACGAAAACACCAAGACCGACGCCGATAAGTAGTGTGGTCATGATTCGTTATCCGAAATATGTTGAGGCCGACTATATTTCTGTCGGCCTGACTGCGCTCAAGGAAGGACACTGAAGGTCAATACGCTTCGATCAACGCGGTCGAAACTCTCAAGGGCGCGCACTCGGCAAACTGCTGCTGAAGAAGGTTGATCGGTGCGGTCGGGCCGCGTCCGAATGCGCGCTCTTGAAAGTTGGAAGGTGTCGGGCGCTACCCCGTTTCTCGGCTACACCATTGAGCCGGCCGGTTGCTCCCTGTACTGCGGTCCCGGCGCACTAGCACTCTTAAAGATCGATCCGCCTGGGGCGGTGGCGCAGCGATCTGTGCCGCGTTGGGTTGAACTATACGCAAGAGGCTCTTGCTGCGCAAGAATCTCTTGCATTTAATTTGTAACAGCTTGGGTTGAGCCGCGGCGCACAGGCGCAAAAATTCAAGCGGTTACTCGTGCAGGGGGGTAGGGCGGTGTGACAAAAAAGCCCCGAATGTGGCGGAGCCTGTTTGATTAGATCGCGGGCGCCGCCTAGAACGGTTTGCGCCGAGTTCGCGGGCTGGCTTTCGGAGATGTGGGTCCGTCCGAGCGACGACGAGATCGCGCTACTGACGTCGGTGGGAGCCAACGCATTGGCGGGAAAGTTTCGACCGCGCCAGAAATGAAAAGCCCCGCGCGAAGCGGGGCTTTGCGATGGCTATTCCTCTTGAGGATCCGAGGATTCTTTGTCCTCATCAGGAGAAGATTTCCCTCCCGGCAATCGACCGGTCAAGTATCCTCCGATGACGGCTACCAACAGCGTGGTCACAATGCCGCCAGCGACCCACGGTTGCTTCATGTACCCGAACGCAAGTGCTGCAGCGATGCCGATTACGAACAGTCCTGCAGCTATCCATTGACCTCGTTTGTCGCGAGCGAAGGCCGTCGCATTGTCGCGCGCTTGGAAGTCTAGCCCGCGCTCTTGGATCACCATGCTTCGCTCTTCCATGCGCCGAGCGTGCTCAGCGTTCGCTTGGAATTGGTCGAAGATAATTTTCGCTGCGCCGGGATAAACCTTCTCATAGTGTTCGATGTGCTTTGGATGGGCGATTGGGCCAGAGAACATTTCGCTCTTAACGATGCGTCGAACGGTCTCCGTCAGCCGCTGCTCGTCTGCGATTTCAAATTTCCCATCCTCGGCTTTCTCGCTGGGTGCCACTGGAACTGCGTCATTTGCGGCTCCAGCTGCGTCAGCGTGCACGCTTGCGTCGTGGCTATCTTGTTTTTCCGGCTGCAAGGCGGTCATATGATAGGCAAACCTTTTTCAAGGCGTCTTGAAGTTGTCCAGACGTCATTGCAGCCGCTTTGTGGCTGATCGAATAGTACCGCTGCGCCGTCCTGTCTTCGCAAGCAACGGCATAGTCCTTTGGTGTAGCGCTTCCGTGTAAGTCGAAGACAGATGGAATCGATTCGAGGATTAGGTGCCCGCCTCGAAGAATCACTCCTTTCATAACGTTCTCCCAGGTCTTGAGCGGCGTAGAACTCACTCCTTGAGATCCGCCGCCAAGTTGTGCAGTGCATTGTACCTGCGAAAATTTGCGCATGCAGTTGACAGCGAGAAATTTCCTATGCCTAGGCCAATTATCGGCGTAGAGCCTAGATTTTCAAGGGGGAGGTGGCCCCAGTGTGGCTTGTCGAATGTGACAAATCGTCTCGTCGGACAGGCACTCGTAACAATGCAATGGTGGCACCCATGGTCTGGTCGATCTGTCGAGCACTCGCCGAAGGCAGTTGAAAGCTCCCCAATTCCGGAGCTAAACTACTGTACATGCATACAGTAGTTTCGGCAGAAGAATGAGAGCAAGGATGGATCGAAGGACGAGCGCGAGCGGGCTGCGGTGCAGGCCGGGTGATCTGGCGAGGGTAATCTACGCCAAGAGCCCCCTCCTGATCGACCGAATGGTGATTGTCGAAGGCTGGAATGATGACGGACGGTGGAATGTGCGCCTGCTTGGTGATCCGTGCTTTGGCGTCGCAATGTATTCGAAGCGCCCCGTTATCACTTGCGCCTTTGCGGCCAGAGACTCGTCGCTTGAGCCGATTGTCCCGTCAGATGTGAACTTTAGTCGACGGATGGTCGATCGTATGGATCCCGAGGTCTCGGCTTGGTGTTTGGTAGCGTAACCAAGCCGCCTAAAACCGCGTCAACAAGCGCTTGCAAGGCTGCGCGCTCGTCATCTGCAAGTAAGTTCCACCCCCTGAGCGGCGGGGACTGCAGTAGAAGGACTCGCACACCGGTATCTGGTGACCATTCCGCCGAAATCAGATTGGGATTCTTCGCCTCAATCCCACGGTGTTGCTTTTCGTCCAGCCCGGGTGGCGGGACGTCATCATCCCGCACCAAGTAATCAACCGTCGTGCCGAGACAGTCTGCCACCGATCCTAGGTTCGAAAGATCGGGGCGCGATTTGCCACTCTCCCATTGCTGAGCCGTCTGATGCCCTTCACTACCTGCACCCTCCATCGATAGCTTTGCCAGCGATATCCCTCGGAGGATTCTGAGCGCGCGGATTTTCTCGTTGATCTTCATGGCGATATGCTAATTGCAAGAGAGTCTTGCACAAACGCAAGAGATGCTTGCTATGCAAGAGACTCTTGCTATAATGGCTTCATGAACCAGCCCCCCATCATCGCGAAGAACCCCGCGATCACCGACGCAATAAATCATTTCAAATCGATGTCCGAAATGGCGCGTTCGCTCGGTCTGTCCGGGCATCAGGTCATACAAGACTGGGTTCGGCGTGGGATTGTCCCGGCTGAGCATTGTCCTGGCATTGAAAAAGCTACTGGCATTCGATGCGAGCACCTGAACCCAAAGATCAACTGGACGTATTTGCGAGGGACCGCACTTGAGCTCACCCAACAGAAGGAGGTCGCATGAAGCTCCTGTACGCGAGGCTGGTCCTCTGGCTGATCCGGCCGGCAGTCGATGCCGCCATCGCTGAATCGGGCAAGCCTGGTGGTCAACTTTGGCGGCTTGAGAATCACGGCGGCAAAACGCTCAGTTCACGATGCGTGGTTGCGATTTCGCGAGGTCAAGTGCCTGCTCAATCGCAGCAATAAATTGTCGGGCGTGTTCCAGCTCCAGCATTAGGCCGCGGCTATCGTGTTCTTTTCCAAAAGCAAGAAAGCTGGGGCGAAGGGTCACTACCTGGAGGCCGCGGTCGAATGCAACTTCGCATTTCGTCATCGGGAAGAAGAGCGGCCCTTCGGGTTGTTTGTCGGTCATGAGGGTTCCTCGGTTGGTTTTGGTTTGTGTGAGAACTGCCAATTCTACGGCGAGAGCCGGAACCCTCACCCAATCAAGCGGCTGATGAAAAAATTTTGCACCTCAGCCGAGTCGTAATTCCAGTCGTAATTCATTTGATTTTCACTATGGAGGGCAGATGCAAGTTCCGGCCTATTCCCAGGCACCGCGCGGCCCCGCGCCGACTCAGAGCGACCGTTTCGTCGCGCCGGAGTCGATCGCGGAGTGCGCGACTTTCCGTGATGCCGTGTGTCTCGCATGGGAACTGCGAGCGGTGCGCGGCATGACGCAAAGGACGCTGGCGGAGTTGCTGGATGTTCCGGCTTCGCACCTTTCCAACATGCTCAACCGCGATCCGGTTGATCGTCACGGGAAGCCGCGGCAGGACCTGCCGGCAAAGCTGATCGCGGACTTTGAGCGGGTCGTCGGCAATCGCGCCGTGTCGCAGTATCTCGCGCGCATGGCGATGCTGACGTTGATGGAAGAAGTGATTCAGCAGAGGGCCGCCATGAAATGACTGAGGAAGATGCGCTTCGGAGAGGCTGCAAGGCCGTAGAGGACGCCCGGAAGCGGGTGGGTGACAACCGAAACGCACTGACGAAGGAGCTGGAAAGGGTTGCCATCGAGGATTCGGAAGTCGCCGAAGCATTCAGGGTCGCCGGATTTCTGTTCCTTGAGGCGCAGCAGGAAACGAAGCAGTAAGGCACGCCGGCTTCAGCCGGCGTTCTGAAGCCGGTCGCAAGCGCCCCCGATCGGGTCTTTGTGACTGGATTTAGTAATCCTAAAAAATTTCAATTTATGGAAACCAATCAGATCAGCCAGCGGGCCGACGCGTATCAGCGGATTCCGGCCACTTCCGAAGAGGTGAAGCGCATCGTGCGTGACGCCAGCCAACATCCGACGTACCCGCGCAAGTGCCTGTCGTGCGGGGCGCTCGAATCACTTGACGGCTCTGTGCCGTGCGGTCATTGAGGATCCTCGAATGGCAAAGAACTCCATCGACGTTTACGGAGCGAAGGGTAAGGGCAACGCGCTCGATTTTGACCCGGACACGCTGGTGCTCGTGACCGACCCGAATCATCCGCTCTTTGACGAACGTGTTCACTGGCCGGTTGACGAGAGCATGGTCCGCAACATCATGTTCCAAGGCGTGATCCAACCGATCGAGGTAACGAAGGATCCGGAAACCGGTGAAGTGCAGGTCGTCACCGGTCGACAACGTGTGAAAGCGGCCCGAGAGGCGAATCGCCGACTGATCGATCGTGGCGATCCGCCGATCACCGTTCCGGGGATTGTCCGGCGTCTCGGGCGCAACGAACGCGCGTCGGTGTTGTCGGCCGCGATCGCCAGCGAGAACGCAATTCGACAGCAGGAGACGCCGCTTTCCATGGCCGCGAAGATGGCGCGTCAGCTGCGAATGCGGTCGGAGGATGATGTCGCGATCCTGTTTGGCTGCAACGTCCAGACGGTGCGATCGACCGTCGCATTGCTCGACTGCTGCGAGGACGTTCAGAAAGCCGTCGACACCGGGCAGATCAACGTCACGCATGCTCGGACGTTGGCGAAGCTTGAGCCGGCGGAACAGCGCGCGAAAGTGAAAGAGGTGATCGCTGCTGGAGAAGGCAAGCAAGGTCATAAGCGGTCGCGAGCGCAGAAAGCGGCGCTGACCGGCGATGCCGCCCCGCGTATGCGAACCCGCAAGCAGATCGCTGCCGAGCTGGAGAAGGCCACAGGAGAGCGTGCAGATGTGCTCCGATGGGTGCTCGGCCTGGACAGTGATGCAGCCCCCCAGGCGGCCACCGATGCCCGCCAGATGTCGATCGACGAGGCTGCATGAGCGGATACGCCTATCAATGGGCCAAGCGTCAGCGTGTCGGCGATTCGTCGGCCAAGACGCTTCTCAAGACTTACGCGCACTGGGCGGCCGAGGACTACTCGACTTGGGTCACGAACGACGAGCTCGAAACCGATACGGAACTGAACATCCAGACTATCCGCAAGGCGCGCAACAAGCTAATCGAGCTTGGATTCCTCGTGGAGACGGAATATCGGCGCGGCGATACGCGGAGCATCGTCGTCTATCAAATGCTCGCCCCGGAAGGGGCAATTGTTGTTCAGGCAGTCGATCCGCGCACCGGAGACGCGATCCCGCTCAGCCCGCCGACGGCTGACGAGTTCGCAAAGAGGGGTGAAAAACAAAGCCCCTCCAAATCTCGACGGGCTAAGGGGGGTGAAATTTCAAGCGGCTCGAAATCTCAAGGGAGTGGAAATCCCACGCGAAGCCCCTCCAAATCCCACGTCAAGGGGGGTGAAATTTCGTCCGAAGGGGGTGGAAATTTGGAGGGCAATAAAGAAGGAGAAGAACAAGAGAAGAACGGAGAACAGCAAAACGCGCGGCGTGCGCCGCGAGTTGGGTTGCATTCCGAGCTTCGATCGATCGAACTGCCCGACTGGCTGCCAGCAGACGCATGGGCCGATTGGTGCGAGCACCGCGAAGCGAAGGCCCGCGACAAGTCGGCGCCGTGGACGCGCCCGGCGGCCAAGGTTTCGGTGCGCCGCCTGACCAAGCTGCGCGACCTTGGCCACGATCCGGTGGCCTGCATCGACGAAGCGGTGCTGCGCGGCTGGACTGGGCTGTTTCCGGTGAAGGCAGAGGCGGCCGACGCAACCGGCGGGGCACAGGCGATTTCGCCGGACTGGTGGAAGACGGCGCCGGGAATCCGCGAGCGCGGCAAGCAACTGGGCATCGAGGAAAGGCCGGACCAGGTGTTCGAGCAATACAAGGCGCGCGTTTTCAAGGCGGCCGGGCCGGGCGAATGGATGGAAGACATGCTGCGCACGGTCAGCCGCGAAAGCGACGAGCGCTACGAAGCGCTGTACGCCTACTTCAACGACATTCCGCGCGACCAGGGCGCGCAACGGGAGGCGGCATGACGAAGCGGACGCCTTGGCCGATGGTCGTTCCAGCCGGCACGACGATGGTTGGAACGGCACGCGTGCGCGACGACTCGCGGCCGAAGATGACGGCCGCGCAGCAAGCGATTTTCGCGGCGACAGGGAACCGGCCCCAGATCGACAGTGGATTCGACGAGATTGCCGACGGCTTCGATCCCGGCGCGCCGATCCCGCTGTCGATACAGAAACCGAAGCGGACGCCGAAGTACCGCAACACGAAATGCGAGCACGACGGCATCAAGTTCGACAGCCAGAAAGAGCGCTCGCGATGGTTCCAACTGGTTCAACTGCAGGCGTCCGGTCATATCCGCGACCTGCGATTGCAAGTGCCGTTCGTCCTCACGGAGCGCAAACAGCGCGACGACGGCACGTGGGAGCGCGCATCGAAGTACGTCGCCGACTTCGTCTATGTCGATGTTGAGACAGGCAAGCAGGTTGTCGAGGACGTGAAGTCGCTGGTGACCAGGAAGAACCCGACGTACATCCAGAAGCGCAAGCAGATGCTGGACAAGTACGACATCACGATCAAGGAGGTCTGATGGCTGAACGAAGGATGAGTCTTGCGCAGCGTCGCATCTGCGAATGTCTGCAGAAAAGCCCCGGTCTTGTTCAACGCGAACTGGCAAAGAAACTCGGCATCACGGTCGAGGGCATCAAAAAAACCGTGCGCCGTTTGGTCGCGGACGGGTATGTGAAACGTGGGCGCCGTGATCGGAAAGGGGAACCACTGAGTCTCACCGGCAAGCCGTTCCCTCCGTCGAGCGAGTGCATTCCGACGCATGTCAAACGGCAACTTGCAATCGACATTGGCATGAATGTGTTGTTGCCGGCAATGCGTGCGATGGTCGACGTCGGGCGGGCGGCGGCATGAGCGCACTGACTCCGATGCAGCGCCTTATCGAAGAGGGCAAGGCGGTCGAGCGCACGCGCTCCGAAGTCTTCGGCTACTGGCGAGGATATGAAATCTGCGTTCGGCGCGAAAAGACAGCGTGCATGGGCGGCTGGTACATCATCGTCAAGCATCCGGATGGCGGCTACCTCTACGACGGATGGTGGGACGAGTGCGGTGCGTCGATCGAGCAGGCTGTCGAAGAGGCGTTTCGCGGCGCGTGCTTTCTGGAGCATGCATGAAGCGATCAGGTTTCGGCCCGCGAAAGACGCCGCTTGCGCGGGGATCTTGGTCCCGGAAAAGCGCGCCGCTTCCGGAGCAGGCTCCGCGAAAGACCGCGATGAGGCGGCACCCGAGGCGACCAACCGTCGCCGAAGGCTCGAAGTATCTGGCGGCCTGCCGCGGCGAGCCATGTTATCTGCGCGTGCCAGGCGTTTGCCGCTTCAATCCCCTCGACGAAACCGTGGTGCCGTGCCATTCGAACCAATCGCGGCACGGGAAGGCTGGTTTGCTGAAGGCGAAGAACAAGTTCACGGTTCCGGGCTGCATGTGGTGTCACGCATGGATTGATCAGAACCGCGTCGGCACGACGAAGCAGGCCAAGTTCGACGTTTGGGATCGAGCATATGAGGAATGGGCACCGGTCCGCGCCCGAAAGATGGGAGAAGCAAATTGCCAGTGAGGATGTGGGTGCATGTCCCGGCGGGGATGCGCAGCACCCCGCGTAAGCGCGGGATGGGAGCGATGATCGTCACGGAGATCACTCGGAAGATCGACGCGACGGTGTTTCGGCTGGCGCGAATTCCGACGGTCAAGCGTCAGTTGGTGACGGCAGTCGAGGCAGACGTGTTTATCCCGGAGATGTACAGAACCCATATAGCAAAGGGTGATCCGCGGTGGGTGGCTCCGGGCGTATTTCGGACGAAGGTCTACTGGGTGGACAACAAGAAGTCACGCGTGCTCGGGCAGTTCCTTGAGAGCGGTGCGTTCGAATTGGATTTGAGGGAGGCGGAATGAGCGCACACGCATACATCTTCTATGCCGACGTGCCGAAACGGGTGGTCGAGTCGGCTGTGCAGCATCGAGACAGCGAGACGGGCGCGCAGCTCATCACGTTCGACGAATGCCCGTACAGCGGCGAGATCACGGAGACGCAACACGGCATCCAGATCGAGTACTCGTGGCCGGTCAACGTTACCTATCGGCACGCGCTCGGCGACTGGTTCACGCACCACGGCATCAGCTTCACGGTCGTCATGTGACGGCAGATAACTCGCGGCCCAAGATAAGCGAAAACAGGATGAACATGACGATCGACGAAAGCAACCAGATCGAAGAACTGCTCGGCGAATGGTACGACTGGCAGGCCGGGTACGCGCCGGGCCTCGGCTACGGACGTGTTGATCCGACGTGTCGGGGATTTTCGGAATCGGATCGCGCGGTTACGGCTGACGAGCGCGCGCAAGAGGCGGATCGAAAGGCCGCCAAGCGACGGGCGGAACAGGTCGACCTGTGCGTCGACGCTCTGACGTGGCAGGAACGGGCCGCGATCCAGCGACACATGAAGGGGACGGCCGTCAGGGCGATGAACGCGGCGTGCGGTGCGAAGGTGTGGAGTGACCCGCGCAAATTCGATTTGTCGGAGGCCCATGCGGGATACCAGAGCGCGAAAGCGGCGCTGTATCCGCACCTGAAGCGGCGTGGCCTGTTGGCGAGGGAACCGCAACCTGCATAAAGTGCTTGTAAACCCGTTCGCGTTTCGCTATATTGACGACGTCGGGCGCGAGGTGCGCCCGCATGAAGCCCGCCCGGTTTGTCGAGCGGGCTTTTTGCTTTTCATAGTTTAATTTTTGGCGCACCCCTCCATCTTTGCAATAACAGCATCTTTGCTTGCTGTCATCTGAGCACGCTCCTGCTCCGACATCGTCCATCTGTCGAGCCGATACTGCAGTTGCTGGACTTGGGATTTGAAGAATTCACAGACGTCGGCATGTTTTGCACCAACAGTCAGTGTTGCGATTTGCGAGGCTTGAGTCGTGACGGTTTGCTGGCTGCTTTCGTACGCCTTTTTCCAGTCAGCGTTGTATTGCTCAAGAGTCTTAATACGTTCTGTAGCGATGGCGAGGGAGGCAGTTACCTTCGACAGTTCTGATTTGTCGGTGACTGAAGCCGTCGCACACTGCGCAGTTGCGGAATCGGTCCCGTTTGATTTGCCGAGGTTATACGCGCCGGTTGCGATAGTGATAGCAGTGCCGATTGCCGCGAAGCCAGTTGTAACCATCGCGGTCGTCGAGAATTTGCCGCTCGAGGGGGTGTTGGTCGACATCTCTTGTAGTTGAATTGGCTGTTGAGTTGATTTTGATTTGTTTGCGGGCAGCAGGGCTACTGGCGCCCGATGGCGCTTTAAGGCCACGTTCGTGATATTACGCGAAGTCGATAATTTAAATGCCGATGGGGCGTATACGCATTCCAATGAAGAGAAAGCTGGCCACACTTAAACCGCGCATAGTGACGCTGGAGACTACGAGGTTGCCGACGTTTGATCGAACGTCATGGCGCAGTGGCAAGTCCGGTAGTACGGCGCGCGGCTATGGCTATGCGTGGCAAAAGTTGAGAGCAAAGCATCTCGCGAAGCATCCGCACTGCGTGTACTGCCTCCGTGAGATTGGGCTGGCAGGTCAATTGACGGTCGACGTGGTGCTGGCTTGTGCCGAGCGCGGCATCGCTGAGCCGATAGGAACGATTGGCGATCACATCGTCCCGCATCGAGGCGACAGACGACTGCTGCTCGATCCCGACAACATCCAGACGCTGTGCAAGCCGCATCACGACAGTGTGAAGCAGCGAGAGGAACGCGGATTATGAACGGATCGCCGATCACATTTGACGTTGCACTGCGAGCGTTCGGAGATCCGGGCGTGGATCTCACGCACGACCTGTCACGCGCTTGCTTCTTTGCAGTCTGGGCGACGCTGATCGTCGAGTTCGAGCAGGAGCTCGATGCTCAGCGAGCGGCCGCCAACCGGGAGGGGGCGTCAAAAGTCTGATGGCCGCCTCGACCTAGACCGCACGTTCCCTCACGCGCAGAAAATTTCCCCTTTTCAGGATTTTGTTAATGGCTTTAACAGCGAAAAAGCGGAAGTTCGCCGATGCTGTTTTAGCCGGCAAGTCCAATAAGGACGCGGCTATCGCGGCAGGCTACAGCCCCGCGACAGCATCGGCGGCCGGGTCGCGCCTTGTTAAAGACAAAGATGTGGCCCTTTATCTCGCCGCGAATCGCGTGAAGATGGAATCGAAGTCCACCGGACACGCTGAGCAGTCGCCGCCGCCACAGAAGCCGGCCGGGTTCGACCTGGACGCGATGACGAACTTCACTGACCCGAAGGCGTTTCTTATCGCGGCGATGAATGACGCGCGGACGGAGCCGAAGTTGCGGATCGACGCGGCGAAGGCGCTGATGCCTTTCGTCCACAAGCGGCTGGGCGAAGGCGGCAAGAAGGAGCAGCGTGACGAGGCTGCGAAGAAGGCGGCAAGCCGGTTTTCTCCGGCGGCACCGCCGCGGCTCGTCGCTAACGGCGGTAAGAAGGTTGACTGATGGACTGGACAACTGCATGCCCCGATTGGGAAAGGCGACTGATTGCGCGCGAGTCGATCATTCCGCCGCCGATTTTCCCCGACGAAGCTGAGCGGGCGGTCGCAATCTTCAAGGAGCTGCGGGTCACTGACCTGCCCGGAAAGCCGACGTTCGGCGAGTGCAGCGAGCAGTGGGTGTTCGATTTCGTCGCGGCGATCTTTGGCGCGTACGACGCGGAGACTGGCAAGCAACTGATCCGTGAATTCTTCCTGCTAATCAGCAAGAAGAATTCGAAATCGACGATCGCGGCCGGGATCATGCTGACCGCCGTGATTCTGTGTTGGCGCGAGGAGGAAGAACACCTGATTCTCGCGCCGACGAAGGAAGTGGCAGACAACAGCTTTAAGCCGGCGGCCGGGATGATCCGGGCCGACGAAGAGCTGTCCGAGCTGTTCCACGTCCAGGACCACATCCGTACGATCACGCACCGCGTAAGCCGAGCGTCGTTGAAGGTGGTCGCGGCCGACACTGACACAGTGTCGGGCAAGAAGTCGGGCAAGATTCTTATCGACGAGCACTGGGTTTTCGGTAAGAGGGCGAACGCTGAAGCGATGTTCATGGAGGCCACTGGAGGCCAGGTGTCGCGCGACGAAGGATGGGTCATCATCCTGACAACGCAAAGCGACGAGCCGCCCGCTGGTGTGTTCAAGGAGAAGTTGCAGTATCACCGCGACGTCCGCGACGGCAAGATCGCTGACCGGAAGTCGCTCGGCGTGCTGTACGAGTTCCCGGCAGAGATGGTCAAGTCAAAAGCCTATCTCGATCCGGCCAACTACTACATCACGAACCCGAACCTCGGGCGATCGGTCAGTGCGGAATGGCTGGAGGATCAACTCACCAAGAACCGGGCGAAGACGGACGGATCGTTTCAACAGTTCATCGCGAAGCACCTGAACATCGAGATCGGCATGAATCTCCGGTCCGACCGTTGGGCCGGCGCCGATTTCTGGATCGGAGCCGCGCTCCCTGAGCGTGTCAGCTTTGAAGATCTGCTCGATGCGTGCGAGGTGATCGCGCCTGGTGTTGACGGCGGCGGCCTCGACGACTTGCTCGGGTTGGCTGCCGTCGGTCGGATGCGCGGAACGCGGAACCAGCTCGCCTGGGCGCACGCGTGGGCTCATCCATCTGTACTCGAACGCCGGAAAGAAATTGCTCCGGCGCTTCACGATTTCGAGAAAGCGGGCGATCTGACGATCGTGTCTCGGATCGGAGAGGATGTAGTGCAGGCGGCCGAGTATGTGGCGCGTATCGAGCGCGCGGGGTTGCTGTATAAGGTCGGCGTTGACCCGGCGGGCATCGGTGCCATCCTCGACGCGCTCGCGGCCATGAAGGTACCCGAAGACAAGGTGATCGGCATCTCGCAGGGCTGGAAGCTTTCCGGGGCCATCAAGACGACGGAACGGCGCATCGCGGCAGCATCGGGGCAGCGAATCGAGGGCGACGAGGCTCCGGATGGCGCGCTGTATCACGGCGGCCAGCCACTGTTGACATGGGCTGTCGGAAACGCGCGCGTCGTGCCGGTCGGCAACGCCGTGAATATCACGAAGCAGGTGAGCGGGACGGCAAAAATCGACCCGCTGATGGCGTTATTCAACGCCGTGTCGCTTATGGCGCTCAATCCGCCCGCGCAGGGCCAATCGGTCTACGAGTCGCGCGGCATTCGTTTTCTCTGAGGTGTGAATGGGTTGGTTCGATTTCATCCGGCGCGATAGCCAGCCGGAGGCCCAAGCTCGCCCGCAAGTCGAGCCGTCGATTCAGGCAGCGGTCCCCGTGACGTCCCGGCCCGGCGAGTCGTTCAGCGGGCTCGACGATCCGCGGTTGCCGGGGTACATGCGAGGTGAAAGTCCGGACGCGGGAGCGTTGCGAAATATGGCCGTTTTGCGCTGCGTGACGCTGATCTCGGGGACGATCGGCATGCTGCCGATGAATCTGATCAGCAGTGACGACAGCAAGCAGGTGCAAACCGACGATCCGGCACATCGGTTGCTGAAGTACAAGCCGAACGACTGGCAGACGCCAATGGAGTTCAAGAGCCTGATGCAATTGCGCGCGCTGCTTGACGGTCAGTCGATGGCGCGCGTGATCTGGTCCGGCAATCGGCCGATTCGCATGATCCCGATGGATCGAGGATCGGCGAAGCCGAAGCTGACCGCGGCGTGGCAAATCGTCTACGACTACACCACGCCAGGCGGTGACGTGGTGACACTGCCGGCGCGTGAGGTGTTCCACCTCCGCGACTTATCGCTCGACGGCATCAATGGGATTTCGCGCGTGAAGCTTTCGCGCGAAGCGCTCGAACTGGCAGAGCAGGCCGAGAGGGCGGCGTCGAGAACGTTCCGCACCGGCGTGATGGCTGGCGGTGCAATCGAGTTTGAGAAGGATCTGTCCGACGCAGCCTACAAGCGTCTGAAGGAGTCGCTCGCAGAGAACCACTCGGGGGCGGAAAACGCGGGAAGTTGGATGCTCATCGAGGAGGGCGGAAAGTCGAAGCAATTCACTGCGACGGCCGTGTCGGCGCAGCAGATCGAGAATCGGAACCATCAGATCGAAGAAGTCGCGCGCATGTACGGCGTGCCGCGCCCGCTCTTGATGATGGACGACACGAGCTGGGGCAGCGGGATCGAACAGCTTGCGATCTTCTTCATTCAGTACGGCCTTTCGCACTGGTTCGTGTCTTGGGAGCAGGCAGCGGCGCGGTCGTTCCTGCCAGACAAGATGCTCGGCCGGCAGCAATTCAAATTTAACGAGAGCGCGCTGTTGCGCGGTACGTTGAAAGACCAGGCCGATTTCTTGGCGAAGGCTCTCGGCGCTGGCGGGCATTCGCCATGGATGAAGCAAAACGAAGTCCGCGAGACGTTGGACCTGCCTCGCGTCGACGACCCGGTTGCCGATCAGCTCCGGAACCCGATGACACAGAAACCGAAAGGAAGTGGCGATGAGCCTCCTGCAACTACCTGAGATTCGCGCCGACCATCGGCTTAACACTGCGCAATACGACGTGCGCCCGGACGCGCTGGAGCGCTGGGAGCCGGGTGTGCATGCCGCGACCGGCGACGACGCCGCATCGATCTCGATCTACGACTCGATCGGGGACAACTGGGAGGGCACGGGCATCACGGCGAAGCGGATCAGCGCGGCACTGCGCAACATTGGGGCACGAGACCTCACGGTCAACGTGAATTCGCCGGGCGGTGACTTCTTCGAAGGCGTTGCGATCTACAACCTGCTGCGCGAGCACAAGGCGAAGGTCACGGTAAACGTGATGGGACTGGCTGCGTCGGCCGCGTCGGTGATTGCGATGGCCGGCGACGAGATCCTGATGGGTGACGGTGCGTTCCTGATGATCCACAACGCGTGGACGGTCGCGATCGGCAATCGACATGACATCGCAGCGGCGGCCGAGGTGCTGGCCCCGTTTGATGCCGCGATGGCGAAGGTCTATTCGCAGCGCGCGGGCATCACCCAGGCCGAGGCCGCGGCATTGATGGACAAGGAGACGTGGATTGGCGCCGAGCAGGCCGTCGCCGACGGATTCGCGACTGGTCTGCTCGACAGTGCCAAGGTCGCCAAGGAAACGAAAGCGAGCGGACGCAAGGCGCTCGCGCTCATCGAGGCGTCGATGGCACGCGCCGGTTACTCACGCGGCGCACGTCGCGACGCTCTCAAAGCCCTATTCGACGGCACGCCGGGCGCTGCCGCCGGAAACGCCACGCCGGGCGCTGGCGAAGACGTTGCAGCGTCGCTGCATACCCTCATCAACGCTCTTAAAGGATGACCAAATGAGCAAAAAACTCCTGATTGCCGCATTTGCGGCGGCCCTTTCTGGCACGGCTGGCGCGGTGCCGCGCGGCATCATGTCCGTGCGCGCTGAAGCGCCGGGCGAAATCAAAGCCCTGATCGACAATTTGCAGAAGGCGTTCCACGATTTCAAGGCCGAGCACACGAAGCAGCTCGACGCGGTGAAGGCCGGCTTGCCGACGTCGGATGCCATGGCGAAGGTCGAGAAGGTTAGTGCCGATCTGGAATCGCTTCAGGCGGCGGTCGACGAGGCGAACATCAAGCTCGCGGCCGCTCAGATGGGCGCGAATGGTGCGAAGCCGCTGCGCGATGCCGAATACAGCGACGCTTTCAACGCTCATTTCAAGCGGGGCGACGTGAATGCGGCATTGAACAAGGGGGAAGCCGAAGAAGGCGGCTACCTGACGCCGATCGAGTGGGACCGCTCGATCACGAACAAGCTCGTCGTGATCTCGCCGATGCGTCAACTTTGCCAAGTGCAGTCGGTATCGAAGGCCGGCTTTTCGAAGCTTTTCAACCTGGGCGGAACAGCAAGCGGATGGGTCGGCGAGACGGACAATCGTCCCCAAACGAACACCGGGAAATTCGCGTCGCTCACATTCGGCCACGGCGAGATCTACGCGAACCCGGCGGCGACGCAGCAACTGCTCGACGACAGCGAAATCGATCTCGAAGCATGGCTTGCTGGCGAAGTGAACACCGAATTCTCGAAGCAGGAAGGTCCGGCTTTCGTTGCGGGTGATGGCGAGAAGAAGCCGTTCGGCATTCTGACGTACGTGGATGGAGGCGCGAATGCGAAAAAGCATCCGTTCGGCTCGATTGGCGTCGTGGCTAGCGGCGCCGCAGCGGGCATCACGTCGGATGGCGTTATCGATCTCATCTACGACCTGCCGAGTGCTTTCACCGGCAACGCTCGCTTCACGATGAACCGCAACACGCAGCGCCAGGTGCGCAAGCTGAAGGACGGCCAAGGCAACTACCTGTGGCAACCGTCGTTCGTTGCCGGGCAACCGGCCATGCTCGCGGGTTATCCGGTGGCGGAAGTGCCGGATATGCCGGACGTCGTCGCGAACTCGACGCCGATTCTCTTCGGCGATTTCAAGCAGACGTATCTGATCATCGATCGCATCGGCGTGCGCGTGCTGCGTGACCCGTATACGGCGAAGCCCTACGTGCTGTTCTACACGACGAAGCGTGTCGGCGGTGGCCTGCTGAATCCGGAGCCGATGCGCGCGATGAAGGTCGCAGCAGGCGCGTAAGCGGTCGGTCAAAAGGGAGTCGGGGTTTGAGGGGCGTCTAGCGGCGCCCCTTTCTATTTTCTAGTGGAGGAATTGTATGGCGACGCTCATCAAGCCGTTCAAGGGCGTGAAGAACGGCGAAATCTACCCGACCGAGTTCAAGGTCGGGGACGAGTGCCCGGAAGAGCTCGAAGACGGCGCCCGCGCATTCGGTGCGCTGGAGGGCTCGGAAGAGAAGAAGCCGGCCGCACCGAAGAAGTAAGCGATGGCGCTCGTCGAACTGAATCTGGCGCTTGGGTTTGTGCGTGCCAACGCTGGCGTCGAGGATGACATCGTACAAGTGCTGCTCGACGGGGCTACACAGTCGGCGGTCGATTACTTGAATCGGCAGGTTTTCGAGACAGAGGAGGCGATGGCCGCTGCGCTCGCTGCCGAAACTGCCGGCGAAAGCCCGATGGTCGTTAATGCGGCAATTCGTGCTGCAATTCTGAAGATTACGGCCGAGCTTTACGCGAATCGTGAAGAAACGGCATTCGGACCGGTCACCGACCTTCCGGTCAACGCACGAACACTGCTGCGACCGCATCGAATCATTCCGGGGGTATAGGCGTGTTGCGTTCAAGCGATCTAACCGAGCGCGTCGTCATCGAGCGTAGGAGCGGCCGAACGAACGAGAACGGCGAACCTTTGCCCGATGACTGGGTGAAGCACGACGACGCCTGGGCGAATGTCCTGTTTGTCAGTGGCAAAGAACAGGTCGTCTCTGGCGCGGTGCGAAGCTCCGCCGTTGCGAGTATACGTATCCGGTTTCGGAGCGATATCGATAGCGAAATGCGAATTCGCTACGACGGCCAGTTATACGACATCGTCGCGGTGCTACCGAATCGTCGAAAGGGCAGTCTCGATTTGCCTGTGAAGGTGGGGGAGAAGTATGTCTAGCATTCAAGTAATCGGGTTGGCGGACCTGCGTGCCGATTTCGAAAGGCTGGCGAAAGCGCAGTCGGCGAAGGCGCTCAGGCGCGCAACGGTGGCCGGCGCGAAGGTGATCCGCGACGCGGCTCGCGCGCGGGCACCGAAGCGGAGCGGAAAGCTGCGACGAAACATCGTCTCGGCAGCACTTCGCCAGAAAGACGCACCGGGCCTGGCGACGGCCGGCGTGCGGGTTCGATCAAAGGGCAAGGGCGACTCGCCGACCAATGCGTTTTACTGGCGCTTTGTCGAGCTCGGCACCCAACACATGAAGGCCGAGCCGTTCATGCGGCCGGCGTTCGACGCGTCGCTCGCCGAGGCCGAGGGCGCGATTCGGACGGAGATCGCGCGCGCGATCGACGAGGTGAGCAGGGGGCGGTTGTGAGCGCGCTGGTCATCCGTAATGCGATCGGGACGGTAGGTGCCGCAAAGGGTTATGTCGCAGTCGCTTCGTCAACTGCCAAGTCCCCGTACTACGTTGTGTCACGCGTGAGCGGCGCTCGCGATATTGCGCTTGGCGGGCCGACGGGTGGCAAGTCTGGTGCGTTTCAGATCGATGTGTACGCAAGCACCTACACGGAGGCAGATGCGCTCGCCGATCAGGTGATCGACCGGGCGTCGTCGAGTGGGGAGTTTTCCATCGGTGGTGTTGGCGAGCTGCCCGATGACTTTTCGAGCGCCACCGGGGATTTCCGGGTGAGTATCGAAATCTCCGTGCAGTTCTGAATGATTCAAATTCTGTTTGGCCCGCCGCGTGCGGGCCATTTTCTTGTGAGGGGCTTATGGCCGAGAAGAGCAGGCGCATGAAGGCGCAGGGAACGAAAGTTGAGGTTTCGAAAACCGTTTCGACGGACCTCGACGACAAAACGCTCGTGTTCGTGGATCTCAATACGACGGGGAAGACGTTCCAGTGGCAAGGCGGGCAGTCGTCTGAAATCGACGCGACGACGCTCGCGAGCGAGGAAAAGGAATACGAGCTGGGCCTGCCGGACCCGGGCGAGTTCTCGGTCGACGGAAACTTTTCGTCGGACGACGAAGGCCAGGCAATTCTCCGCGGGGCGCGTGCGACCGGCGAGAAGCATGTTTTCCGCGCGACGTTCGTCAACGGCTCGCAATTCCTGTTCGTCGGCATGGTGCGGCAGTACACGTGGTCGGCTGGTGTCGACGGTCTCGTCGCAGCGACTTTCAGCGTGCGCGTCAGCGGTGCGCCGAAGCTGATTCCGCCGCCGGCAGGTTAATCCGAGAAATAGATTAACGAGGAAAAGATGAAAGTAAATTCGGAACTGAATAGCGATCTACGCGCGGCGATCCTGAATCCGCTCGGCGGCTGGCGCCACGAGTTTGTCCCGATGCCGGAATGGGGCGGGCAGATCGTCGCAGTGCGCGAGCCGTCGCTTGAGGATCGCGCTTTCTGGCTCGATCCGCTGACCGCTGCTGCGGGCGTGGAGCCGGGCGACTCGGAGGACGCAGCGCGCCAGAAATACCAGAAAGTGCGAGCGGAAGCGCATCGCAGCGCGCTCGCGCGCCTGTTCGTGCGCGTGCTTCACGTCGATACGCCGGACGGCTGGCGGCGCATGTTTGTCGACGAGGATGTCGGTTTGGTCGAGAGCGCATATGGTGTGGCTCACGATCGCATCGTCAGCAAAGCGCTCGAACTCGGCAAACTGAATGTCGATCCGGTCGACGACGGAAAAAACTCTTCCGCCGAAATCCAAGCCTCCGACTCGAACTGACATTGGCGTTGCGGCTCGGTAAGACGCTTGCCGAGCTGCGCGCGCAGATGTCCGCGGCCGAATTCGCGTTGTGGCAGGCGTTCGATGCCGAGTCGCCGATTGGTGACGACCGTTACGACCTGCATGCCGCGATGATCGCGTCGGCGGCATTCCAGTCGCAGGGGGCGAAAGTCAAGGTGGCCGACATGATGCCTAACTGGGCCGGCGAACAGGATGAATCTGAAGGCGCTCACGTTGAGGACGATCCGTTTTTCGCGGGTCTTATGAGCTTGGCAAAGTAGGCGGAATCAAATATGTCAATCAGTCTGCGCGAGCTGGTGGTCAGCGTTACCGCGAATACGTCGGAATACGACCGTCGTATGGCGAGGCTGGGATCGACGGCTAACTCGTATTTCAATGCGGTTCGTGACGGAGGGCGGATCGCTGACGCTGCATTTGGCTCCAATGCTGCGAGCGTGTACGTCACGGTTCGCGCGATCGAGTCTGCACGCGGTTCAATTCAGGGGTATGTCGCGGCCGCGGCTGCCGCCTTCGGCGTTCACCAGCTGATCGAATACGCGGATGAATGGACGAACCTGAGCAACCGGCTCAAGATCGTCACGCGGGATCAGATCGATTTCGCAGTTGCGCAGAACGATGTGCTTCGCATTGCGCGCGACACGCGCCAGCCGCTCGACGCGACGGCGGAGCTGTATCAGCGTATTGCCAACAATGCGTCGCATCTGGGTTTGTCGATCAAGCAGGTCGGTCCGCTTGTCGAAACGATCAGTAAGGCGGTTGCATTGTCGGGCGTGTCAGCTGACACGGCTCGTCTCGGGATTGTGCAGCTTGGCCAGGCGCTCGCGACCGGCCAACTGCGCGGGCAGGACCTGAACAGCGTGCTCGAAGAATTGCCGGGCGTCGCGGATGCGATCGCGCGGGGGATGGGCAAAAGCTCGTCGCAGCTGAAGTCGCTCGCGGAAGAGGGCAAGCTGACCGTCGAGAACCTGATCGACGCGTTGGAGCGGGCGGGATCGAGCACCGATGCGTTGTTCGGCAAGGTCGAGATGACCGTAGGTCAGGCGATGACGCGCCTGCAGACGGAAGTTGTCGCCTACGTCGGGCGTGCCAACGAAGCGACGGGGGCGAGTTCCAAACTCGCACATGGCATCACGAACGTCGCAGAGAATCTCGACACAATCGTACAGGTAGGGGCGTCGCTCGCGGCGGGGCGGATCGCGGCGTACTTCACGCTCTCCGCAGTTGCAGCGGCAAAGGCTACCGCCGCGTGGATCGCCGCCCAGAAGGCTCTCGTTGTCGAGACCGTCATCGAGAACCAGGCCGCGCAGTCGGCGGTGCTCAAGGCGCGGTCCAAGAATGAAGAGGCGACGGCGACGCTTGAGAGTGCGCGCGCGACTGAAATAGCCGCGCAGGCCGAGCTTGCCGGTATCCGCGTGATGCGTGAAAGCCTGGCGATGCAATCGTCACTGACGGCCGGCTCGATCGCGTACACCGAGGCGAAGCTTGCCGAGGCGCGGGCGATTGAGACGGCCGCCATTGCACACGTGGGCGTATCTCAAGCAAATCTGGCGCGTAGTCAGGAAATCGGTGCCCGGGTCGCAGGCACTCCATACGCGGCGATTATTGCGAGAGAGACGGCCGCCGCGAAACGGGAGCTGGAGCGGGCTGAAGCATCGCTCGCTCTGGCGCAGCAGCGTCGTGCGGCGCTCGAACAGGCTGCCCAAAAAAGTCACGTCGATAGTGCGCGCTACGCCGCATCGCTTGCTGAAACGAATCGCGGACTTGCTGCAGCGGAGCGTGAGGTCGCGATGGCGACGCAGGCGCGCGAGCGCGCTGAACGTGCGGCTGCTGGCGCTACGACGGGATTGGCCGCTGCGACGGAGCGTGCGGCACTGGCGCAAGCAGCGAACGCGCGAAGCGGAACGATGATGCGCGCGGTGGGAAGCGGGTTGCTGTCCGTGTTCGGCGGCTTGCCGGGCATCTTGACGATGGCAGGCATGGTCGCGGTGGGCGTCGCGGCAAACTGGCTGCTGTTCCGGGACAACGCGAACAGCGCGACGTCGAGCCTGATCGACATGCAGGCGCCGCTCGATCAGATCATCGACAAGTATCGGCAGCTGACGCCGCTCATACAGGAGGCAGAGCGGCTGCGTGTTGAAAAGGTTGGTCAGCGCGCACATGCTGATGCAGCGGCGGGCTATCAGACGCTTGCATTCAAGGCGACGCAGGCAGTCATGCCGGCGTCGATGGACGGCGGCATAGCTGTCATCTCGCCAGAAGCGCAGGAAGCGGTCGACAAGTTCAATGTGTCTCTTCGCGCGGTCGAGGCGTCGACGGACAGTGTTGTCGAAAAATCGAAAGCTCGGCTGGGGCTTATCGATGAATTCGTGAAGGCGTCCGGCGGTGGGGCTGAGCTTCGTGAATCTCTGATTTCCGCTGCAGAAGCGATTGACAATGCGGAGGGGGCGGCAAGGAAAAACTCCGAGGCCCTTTCTGCGATGGGCGCATCCGGCCGAGATGCCGCTGCAGGAATCCGGTTGCTTACGGAGGAAAGCAACTTCTTTGCCGGTGGTATGGCGGCGGAAGCATGGGGCAAGTATGTCGACAAGCTGAAAGAGGCGTCCGCTGTTATCGGCATGACGGCTCAGCAGCGTGCCGAGTACGAGGCAAAGGCCAAGGGCGCGAACGCCGCGGAGGCGCGACAAGCGGGCCTGATCGAGGGGCGAGCTGATGCCTACAAGGCGCTTGAAAAGGCCATTCAGGACAAGGACGCTAAGGCCGAGGCCGGCGCTCGAAGGAACATCGACAATCTGACGCGCGAGCTCGCGCTGATGAATCAGCAGATGGTCGTCGCTGGTGCGCTGGCTGAATTCCAGGCGGACCTTGTCAGCAAGAAATTCGAGAAGTTTGGATTCAATGCGGATGCAGCGCGCGCGGCTGCTGACGTACGAGGCAAGCAGGCGTTCGACGAGACCGTCGCCTCTTCGGCGGCACAAGTGGCGCGAATCACCGTCAACGCGCCGGGGCTGAAAAAGTCATCCGGCGCGCACAAGGGCAGCTCGACGTCCGAGGGCGAACGGCTGCTCGACAACATCAACCAGCGCATTGCGCAGCTGCGCGTCGAGGCGGTCGCGACGGACAAGCTGACGCAGTCGGAAAAGGATCTGCTCGGTTTCGATCAGAAACTGACGGATCTGCGCGGCAAGCGCACGAAGCTTTCCGACGGCGATAAGAGCTTGCTACGCGATCAACAGGCGATTCGCGCCGCGTACGAGCGGGCGGTGCAGCTCGAAAAGGAGGTCCGTTATCACGACGCAATCAACAAGCTGAAGGAGCGCAGCGCGCAGATCGATGCCGAGCTGGCCGACTACGCGTCGGAACGTCAACGCGAGGTTCAACGCGAGCTGGCCGCGATGTCAATGGGTGACAACGCGCGCGAGCTGAATCAGGCGACGAGCCGCGTGAGTGACGAGTTTCGGCGCCGACGCGACGACTTCACGAAGGGAGCGCGGAAAGACGGCACGCTCGGCTCGCCGGAGTATCTGGCCGAAATCGACCGAATCAATCGGACTGAAGCGGAGCAGATCGAGCGGGAGCGCGGATATCTCGACCAGCGGCTTTCGATGCAGCGTGACTGGCGGGTTGGTGCAAGTCGCGCGGTGGCGCTCTATCAGGAATCGGCGGAGAACGCGGCCGGGCGCGCGGAGGAAGCATTCACCAGCTCGTTTCGGAATCTCGAGGATGCGGTCGCGTCGTTCGCGGCAACCGGGAAGGTGGATTTCAAGGGGTTGGTGGACAGCATGATCGCCGACCTTGCTCGGTTCGCTGCGCGGGCCGCGATGGCGCCGGTATTCGGTTGGCTGGGCTCGGCGCTTGGTTTGGGTGCTTCTGCCGCGTCCGGCTTCAGTTCGTCGTCGCTGATGGGCGGCCTGGGCGGTGGGATTGCCGATGGAATTGCCGGCGCTGTAGGCGGCAACCAGTACCAATTCCATCTCGCGACTGGCGGGATGGTGTCGGGTCCTGGCACGTCGACGAGCGATAGCATTCCAGCGATGCTGTCGAACAATGAGTTCGTCGTGAAGGCGGCCGCGGTGCGCAAGCCGGGCGTTCTCCGGTTGCTGGAGGCGATCAATAGCGGTCGGGATATCGGATTCGCAAAATTCGCTAACGGCGGGCTGGTTGGCGGAGGTAGAGCCGACAACGCTTCGATTGATTCGCAAGGCGGTGGCTTCACGGTCAACGTGCCAGTGACGATCGACGGCGGTGGCGGCGACCCGTCGCAGATGATGGCAAGTGCCGAGTTCGTGAAGAAGCTGAGACAGCTTGTGATCGGACTCATCGAGGCCGAGCGCCGTCAAGGCGGGTCGTTGTGGAAGATGAATCACGGAATCGCATGATGGTCGATACATTTCAATGGTCGCCGACAACGCAGGGGCATAGCGGTGATACGACGCTGCGCGCGCGCAAAGCGCAGTTCGGTGATGGGTACGCGCAACGCGTGGCTGATGGGCTGAACAACCGGCAATCGACTTACAACCTTCGCTTTGTCGGCAAGGCGGACAAGATTGCCGCCATCCTCGCATTCCTTGACGCACACGCCGGGGCGGTCTCGTTCTATTGGACGCCGCCGCTCCGGCCGCAAGGGTTGTTCGTGTGTGAGAAGTACGCGGAGCCAACGAAAGAGGGTGACGTGTTCACGATCACGGCGCAGTTCGAACAGACGTTCGCACCATAGGATTCGAAATGGCAGAACTTCAGAAAATCAATCTCGGAACGGCGCCCGCCGGACGAGATGGCGATCCTGCTCGGACCGCCAATCAGAAGATGAACGACAACGTCGATGTGCTGTCGGCGCAGTCGGCCTTGACGACAGCCCCGATGATCACTGCCTCGCGGACGCTGACGTCGGATCATATCGGCCGGCGAGTGAGTATCAGCATCGCCGCTGACGGCGGCGTTGTGAAGCTCATCGCGGCGGCTAAGTGCGAGCCGGATGCGATTGTTTGGCTCACAAATACGGGAGCGAAGCGTGTAGCTCTTGCTACTGAGGACGGTTCGGGTGATTCAGTGGCTCTCGCCGGGTTGAATCCCGGCGAAGGTGCAGTTCTGGATTCCGATGGCGTGAGTGCTTGGCGCGTCTTGCTTCGTGGTCGGTCAAGCGGAGCGACCGACACGATCGAGGGTGATTTGCGCGTCATGGGCGCAGCGACATTCGATGCTCGGCCGACGTTTGCAGGGAAGGTGCCTTACGACAACGGGAACCTGTCACCCGTGGATACGAAATCCGACCAATTGATCGGAGGCAAGAAGGATTTCTCGCAGCGGCCGACGTTCGCAGGAAAGGTTCCGTGGGACTCAGGCAACTTGAATCCAGCAAACTATGCTGGGGTGGGCGGTGCAACATTTATCGGAGGCATTACTTCGACGTATGGTCCTTCGTATTGGGGGTCCTCGATTTTGGTGTCAGGAGAGCTAGGGGGATCGTTCGTTGACTGGCCCAAAACTCCAACCGCTCTGCGGATGGAGTGCCGTCAGAATGGTGCCGCGTATAAGTGGTTGCATGCGCAGTGCAGCGGAGAGCGGGACCTCGCTGCGGTGGGGGTGTACTCAGGTGGTTCGTCGTCCTCAGTGCCATTCATCTACTTTTCGCTGTTTGGTGGGCAGAATCAGTTCCAATTTTATGGGAATGGTAATGCGACTTTCTCAGGTGCACTAGCGCAGTATTCCGATTACCGCATCAAGACGAATGTCGAAGAGATCGACCAAGAGCAAGCGTTGATGGCGGTGTGCGATTCGCGGCCGGTGGAATACGATCGTATCGATATGCCGGGTACGGGGCGAGCGGCGGGCTACATTGCTCACGAGCTGCAAGAACACTTTCCGCTATTGGTGAGCGGACGGAAAGATGCGGTGAAGGACGAGATGCAGGACTTCTCGACGGGGCCACAGTTGCCTCCGATGAAGGTTCCGGACCTGCAAGGCGTGAATTACATTGGGATGATTCCGTACCACTCTGCGGCGATTTGCGCACTCAAATCTCGATTGGCTGCCGCCGTGAGAAGGATCGAAGAGTTGGAGCGACGAAATGATCACGGGTGACATACAAAGTCTCGAGCCGGGGCGGCTCGTCGAGTTGTTCGAGGTGGACTGTGTGGCGATCGGCGGCGACGTGCTGCGCTTCCACGGACATCTGCAGTCCACATCGATCGTGTGGCAGGGCAATGAGTATCGTGCGTGGCCGATCACTGCTGCCGGATTTGAGCGCACATCGGATGCTCGGCAGCCGTCGCCGACGCTGACGGTTGGTGATATCAACGGAACCATTTCCGCGCTTTGTGTGGCGCTTGGGGATCTGGTTGGCGCGAAGGTGTTCCGGCGCCGTACGTTGGCGCGCTATCTCGACGCGGTGAATTTCCCGGGGGGAAACCCGACCGCAGACCCGAACGAGCAATTTCCTGTTGAGCAATGGCGCATCGAACAGAAGAGCGACGAGCAGCCAGGCCTGCAGGTCGAATTCACGTTGTCGTCGCCGCTGGATTTCGGCGGGCAGCAGCTGCCGAATCGTCAGGTTGTGGGAATGTGCCAGTGGAGATACCGTGGCCCGGAATGTGGATACACGGGCGCGGTCTATTTCGACAAGACCGACAACCCGGTGAGCGATCCGGCGCTCGATCGGTGCAGCATGAAGATAAGTGGTTGCGAGCGCCGATTCGGGGTGAGCAACCCGCTTCCGTATGGTGGCTTCCTCTGCGACACGCTGTCGTAATCTTCGATCAACCTCATTTCACGGACCCGCCAGCTGGCGGGTTTTTTTATGGACGAACGAATCAGGCAAGCGATTGCCGATCATGCGCTCGCTGAGTATCCGCGCGAGTGCTGTGGGCTCGTCGTGCGAACCGAGGCGGGCGACATCTACATGCCTGGTCGAAATATCGCAGCGGCGCCGACAGAGCAATTCGCGCTCGCGCCGGAGGACTATGCCGCCGCCGAGGACGTTGGCGAAATCATCGCGTTCGCACACTCGCATCCAGGCAGAACGGCGCAGCCGAGTATGGCGGATCGCGCGCTATGTGAACGTGCAGGCATCGCGACGTGGATTATCGCTTCGCTCGGGGTTCAGGCCGACGGATCGATCGGCATAGACGACTGGTGCGAATTCGGGCCGAGAGGCTATGTCGCGCCGCTCGTCGGCCGGGAATTCGTGCATGGCGTGCATGACTGTTACACGCTCATTCGCGACTGGTATCTCGCCGAACGTGGCGTTGCGTTGTCGGATTTCGAGCGCCCGGACGGGTGGTGGAACGACGGACGGTCGAACCTCTATATCGCCCACTACCAGGACGCTGGCTTTCTCGATATTGGCCGCGACGCCGAGCTCGCGGCCGGGGACGTCTTGCTGATGCAGATCCGCAGCAGGAACGGCGTACCCAATCACGCGGGCGTGTACTTGGGCGAGGGTATGTTTCTGCATCACATGCACGGTCGCCTGTCGGTGCGCGCGGTATGGGGCGGGATGTGGGCGGATAGTTGCACGACTGTCCTGCGATATGCGGGGGATTCGCCGTGAGCGAGAAATTGCGAGAGGTGAGGCTTTACGGGATCGCGGGCGCGCGGTTCGGGCGCATGCATCGATTGGCCGTGTCGTCGACAGCCGAAGCCGTGCGCGCGCTTTCGGTGCTCATGCCGGGTTTCCGTCAGTTCTTGCTCGAAGCGCGGGACAAGGGGTTGACGTTTGCCGTGTTCAACGGACGTCGGAACCTGAGCGAAGACGACCTCGATAGCCCGGTCGGCGAGGACGCAATTCGCATCGCACCGGTGATCATCGGCAGCAAGAGCGGCGGGTTGTTCCAGACGATTTTCGGAGCCGCGCTGATGGCCGTGGGCGCGATCGCGTCGTTCTATGGGCAACCGTGGGGCGCGCAACTGATGGGATTGGGTGCGTCGATGGCGCTGGGCGGCATCGTACAGATGCTCAGCCCGCAACAAGCCGGGCTCGCGGGAGTGGCTGACAACGGCACGTCCTATTACTTCAATGGGCCCGTGAACAGTTCCGCTCAGGGTGAGCCGGTGTCGCTCGTTTACGGCGAAATGACTGTCGGCTCGAAGGTGGTCAGTTCCGGTATCTATGCAGAGGATCAGGCATGAGAAGACTGTACGCTGAGCCCGGGCTGATGCGGATGCGCGGGTCGAAGGGCGGTGGCGGTGGCGGCAGTGGAAGCGAATCCCCCGATAGCCTCCATTCAGTTGCCCGCGCAAAGGTGCTGGACATCGTCTCGGAAGGCCCGATTGTCGGGCTCGTCAAAGGCATGCAATCGGTGTTTCTCGACGGCACGCCGATCCAGAATGCCGACGGCTCGCTCAATTTCCAGAATTACAGCGTCGACGTTCGAACGGGAACGCAGGATCAGGACTATTTGGCCGGCTTCCCGGCAGTCGAACGTGAGACGGCGGTTGGTGTGCCGCTGACGTCGGATGCGCCGTGGGTGAAGCAGGTGCAGAACACGCAGCTCACTGCGGTGCGAATCCGTTTCGGTGTGCCGGCGCTTCAGCGCTCGGATGCATCGTCCGGCAATATCACGGGTCACCGCATTGAATATGCGATCGACCTGTCCGTCGACGGCGGATCGTACGCTCAGGTTGTGGCAGGCGCGTTCGATGGAAAAACGACATCGCTCTACGAGCGATCGCATCGGATCGAACTGCCGCGCGCGAAAACCGGGTGGCTTGTGCGCGTGCGGCGGATCACGCCGAATGCGCACAGTTCGACGATCGCGGATGCCGTGAATATCGAAGCGATTACCGAGGTCATCGATCGCAAGTTGCGTTATCCGATGACGGCGCTCGTTGGCATGACGTTCGATGCGCGATCGTTCTCGCAGGTGCCTGTTCGTTCGTATCACGTGCGAGGGCTGATCGTCCGCGTGCCGTCGAACTACGATCCGGAAACGCGCACCTATTCGGGAGTGTGGGACGGCACGTTCAAGATGGCGTGGTCGAACAATCCGGCATGGGTGTTCTACGACCTGCTGTTGAACGAGCGATACGGTCTCGGCAAGAACGTCGACGTGTCGATGATCGACAAGTGGGGGCTGTACGAAATCGCGCGTTATTGCGATGTGATGGTGCCGGACGGGAAAGGCGGTCTCGAGCCGCGATTCGCATGCAACTGCGTGATTCAGTCGGCGGCCGACGCGTTCAAGGTGTTGCAGGATCTCGCGGGCGTGTTTCGCGGGATTGCCTACTGGGGACCGGGCGCGGTCGTCGCATCGGCGGACATGCCGTCCGATCCAGTCTATGTGTACACCGCGGCGAACGTGATCGGCGGCACGTTCAGGTACGTCGGCAGCGAGCGCAAGACGCGATATACGGTGGCGCTCGTCAGCTACAACGATCCGACGAACCAGTACAAGCAAGCCGTCGAGTCGGTGCAGGACGACGACGGTATTGCGCGCTACGGCGTCGTCAAAACACAAGTGACGGCGTTCGGCTGCACGTCGCAGGCGCAGGCACATCGGCTCGGGCGTTGGCTGCTTTTGACGTCGCGATATGAGACCGGCACGGTGTCGTTTCAGGTCGGGCTTGACGGTACGCTCGTTGGCCCCGGCCAGGTCATCGCGATCGCTGATCCGCGAAAAGCCGGGCGGCGTATCGGCGGTCGCATTCGATCGGCGGCCGGCGACGTCATTACGTTGGATAAGGCGCCGACGGTGGCGCCGGGCGACCGATTCACGGCGATCCTCCCGTCGGGCATCGCGCAGTCACGTGCCGTCAAGTCGGTCGCCGGCGACACGCTGACCTTGGCTGATTGCTTCGACGCTGATCCGGTGTCCGGCGCAGTGTGGATGCTTGAAAGCCGCGAACTGGGTGCGCAGCTCTACCGCGTCGTCAGTGTGCAGGAGAGCGACGACGACGGACAGATTGCCTACACGATCAACGCGACGCAGTACGAGCCGGGGAAGTATGCGGCGATCGACGACGGCGCGCAGATCCAGCAGCGACCGATCACGGTCATTCCGCCGTCCGTACAGCCGCCGCCGACGAACGTACGCCTGTCGACGTATTCCGTGGTCGATCAGGGCATCTCGAAAACGACGATGGTGATCGCCTGGGACGCTGCGGACAAGGCGGTCCGCTATCTCCCGGAGTGGCGGAAAGATAACGGCGAATGGGTGAGCGTCGCGGCGACGGGTGGCCTGCAGGTCGAGGTGCCGGGGATTTACCAGGGAACGTATTTGGCCCGGGTGCGCGCGCAAAACGCGCTCAACGTGACGTCGATCCCATCGGTCGGCGTCGATACTGCCCTGACCGGGAAGACCAGTCCGCCGCCGGCGGTGACGTCGCTGAAGGCTACCGGCGTGGTGTACGGGATCGATCTGAAATGGACGTTCCCAGGTGACGGCTCGGCCGGCGACACGCAGCGAACCGAGGTTTGGTACAGCCGCACGCCGAGCCGCGACGACGCCATCAAGATGTCGGATTTCGCGTATCCGCAGGCCTCAACGTCGTATCAGGGATTGGCGGTCGGGCAGGTGTTCTATTTCTGGGCGCGGCTAGTCGACACGTCCGGCAACATCGGCCCGTGGTATCCGGCCAAGGGGTCGGGTGTTCAGGGGCAGCCGAGCACTGATCAGAACGCTTACGAAGAGTATTTTCGCGGGCAGATTACCAAGGGTTCGCTCGGACAGGATCTGCTCGAACCAATTGGCGCAATCACCCCGCCAATGGCCGGCGACGCCACGATCTACGCTGGCGACGAAACGATGTATGCCGGAGTCTGGTCGCTGCAGTCGGCAATTGCCGAAGGCGACAGGGCTGTCGCGAAGAAGCTCGACACGGTCGCCGCGCATCTTCGATCTGCGTCAGGAACGCTGACGGCGGCAGTGCAAAACGAGACGCAAGCGCGCGTCGATGCTGAAAGTGCGATGGCGCGGCAGATCACGACCGTACAGGCCAAAGCCGAAGAGGCCGCGGCGGCTGTTCAGACGGTTGCGGAGTCGTACGCGGACTTGAATGGGCGCGTGGCGGCCTCCTACCAGATCAAAACGCAGGTCACGGCTGACGGCCGAACGTATGTGGCCGGCATTGGTGTCGGCGTCGACAACAGCAGTGGGGTTGTCGAATCTCAGGTGCTGGTGTCCGCGAGTCGATTCGCGGTCATCGATCCGAACAACGGCGGGGTGCTCGGCGTCCCGTTCGTGGTGCAGGGCGGGCAGGTGTTTTTGCGCCAGGCGCTCATCGGCGCAGGCTGGATCACGAACGCGATGATTGGCAGCTACATCCAGTCGGACAACTACATAGCCGGCAGGCAGGGGTGGCGGCTCGATAAGAGCGGCTGGTTCGAAATCAACGCAGCGGATGGCAGCGGTAACAGGCTGGTGATGGACGGCAGCAGCGTGCGGGTCTATGACGGCAACGGCGTGCTTCGTGTGCGCATGGGGATGTGGTGATGACGGCCGGGCTGCAGATTTTCGACGGCGCCGGCCGTCTCATCCTCGACGCGAAATCGCGAGCGGGACGCGTGGTTGGCATCGTCCATACCGGCGGAGCGGATGGAAGCGTTCCTGCAAACATGTCCGGTGGTGAGCCGTTCTGGGCGTTTATGCCAGAGCGGATTTTTTACCGTGTTTCGGGTGCTGAGCCGTCACCGATCGTATCGATAACCGCTGGCGGAGTCAGCTGGTCCTACAGCCCGAACTATGCCGGATCTAACGCTTATACCCGCGTGCCGGGTTGGATTGTTTTTGGAGTGTACTAGTGACGGCAGGCTTTCAGGCATTTACCGATACAGGCGTTTACCAGATTGATGGATCGACGCCGAACTATCAGTTGGTGCAGGCGATGTCCGCGGATTCGGCTGACCGGGGTTTGCATCTTGCCTATAACGATGTCCATAACGCGTTCGGAATCACGCTCCCGAGTGTGACGTTTACGTTCGCGGCCCAGGCAGGGCCAATGTACGGAGTGCACGCGTCGGGTGGCGTAGGGATCACGCATTGGAGTACCGATCGCAATGGCAATGTCTATTCGCTCACGTTCGTGACTGAGCGGCCGTGTACCGTGCGCCTCTTTCTGTTCGATCAGGTGCCGACGACGGCCGGGAATTTCGGGCTGCAGGTGTTTAATGAGCGCGGGACACTCATTGCAGATTCATCGAGGCCGTTTCTGCGGGTGCTCGATGTCATCTCCGAAAGGTACAACGGCGATGTCGGGTGGGTGGTTGGGGGCACGCCGAATCCTCCGTGGCATTCGAATTCGTACGGTGTGCCGGTTCTCATTTCGGGCATTTACTCGGTGCATTCGGCGTGGAGCTATAACGACCCGCCGATAGTTGAGCTCACATCAATTCGAGTCGATGGGGGGAATGTGTCATGGGGGACGGCGCTATACGGCGGGGGAAGGAAACCGAACTTCGTCGGATTCAGGGAGCAGTACCACTCCCGATTCATGGTGCTGGACGGAACGGGACTTGTGTAGTGAGCCACCTTCGGGTGGCTTTTCTTTTTACGGTGCAGGGAATCTGGGAGCAGGAATGCAAGAACACGAAAAAACGATTTTGGAGCTGGTCATCATGGGTGGACTGATTGGTGTCGCAAAGGTCCTGGTCGGGAGCGAGCAACTGACGTTTCGACTCGTTGCTGGCCGGGCAATGTTGGGTTCGGCAACTTCAATGGTCGCCGGCATCGCGCTGTTGCAGATCCCGGATCTGCCGCCGATGGCGCTGCTCGGCATCGGAAGTGCGCTTGGCATCGTCGGATCGCAGTACGTCGAAGTGCTGCTGCGCCGAAACGCGAAGAAACTGTTTGGGGAGAAGTGATTATGGGTAACTACGACGCAGCGATCCTGAAGGCTGAACTGACTCGCGACGAGGGCCGGCGCAAACGGATCTATACCGACACGGTCGACAAGGTGTCGGGCGGTATCGGCCGCAACCTGACGGACAAGGGCTTTCGCGACAACGAGATCGATCTGATGTACGAGAACGACGTCGCGGAAACCGAAGCGTGGCTCGATCACAATTTGCCGTGGTGGTCAGCGCTCGATCCCGTTCGTCAGCGCGTAATGATGAACATGGCGTTCAACATGCAGGCGAAGCTGCTCGGGTTTCGCAATTTCCTTGCGGCCGCACAACGTCGCGACTGGAACACGGCGGCCGCCGAAATGCTGGACAGCCTATGGGCTCGGCAGGTCGGCGCGCGCGCGACGCGCCTTGCCGCGATGATGCGGAGCGGTACATGACCTGGATCGATCCGCGTATCTGGCTCGCCGTCATCATTGCGGCCGTCGCCGGCCTGGCTGGGGGTTACTTCAAGGGGCACGCCGACGGCGTGCTAGTCACAACGGTTGACGCTCAAAAAGACCAGATCAAGGCCGTGAGCGACGCACGCGCCGAAGAACAACGCCGCACCGCGGCGCAACAGGAGAACGCTGAACATGCTGCGAAAGACCGTGATCAGGCGCGCGCTGATGCTGCCGCCGCTGCTTCTGCTGCTGACGGCCTGCGCAAGCAAGTCGCCGCGCTCGTCGCCGGCGCCCACCATCCCGCCGCTACGACCGGAGGCGCGCCAGCCGGCGACGCCCTCGATCTGCTCGCCGACGTGCTCGGCCGCGTTGACGCGCGAGCGGGCGAGCTGGCAAGAATCGCTGACGAACGCGGCATCGCCGGCCAGCAATGTCAAAGAGACTACGAGGCACTGACGGCAGAATCTACCGTGGCAAGAAATTAATTTGTAAAATTAGCGTTCACGAAGTGAAAGATATCAACTAGCGCCTGAGACAGAAAATGAAAAAAATCCTTGCAGCACTGACGTTCCCGCTTTGCATCTCTCTTTCCGCATGCGGTGGCGACGACGGGGGCGCGCCGGCCGCGCCCAGCAAGTTCGCCGTGAAGCTGACGTTTTCCGGAGTGCCGCTTGTGACGCAGCAGAAGACGTCACGTATGGCGCAGATGGACGGCGCGTCTCAAGCGCCGTCTGACGGGCAGGCGACGGTGGATGCCCTTCAGAAGAAATTCACGGCTGCCGGCACCGGGATCACCGTTTATCCGGGTGTGGTCGACGGTACGACGCTGCATCAGATCGTCATGTCGGTCAATAACGGCATTGGTCCGACGGAGGACGAGATGCGGAAAGCACAGGTCCCGGCCGTCATGTCGGAGTGGGCCGTCGTCAATTTCCAGCTGGACGATATGCGAACCGGGCGTAACGACCCTGCTCAGGTCGCGGCGCTGGAACAGTTCAGGAAGGATTTGCTTGTCTTTCAGAATCGGCTGTACCTTGAGGGGAAAAGCCTCTACAAGGTCATCCCGATTCGGACGTGCGAGCTGCCCGCCGGAGAAACGGCGGCCGACGGCCTGATCGATACCCTGAACAGTGTCCCCGGAAACGGCTTCCTGATGGGCTTGTGGGACGCCCCAAGCAAGGAGCATATGGGTGCCGACTGCCGTACGCCCGACCAGGCCGCACTCGATGCCCATTTGGACGCCGTTGTCACTCCGATCGTTGCAAGCTACAAGGCGGTCAATGAGTACGTGAATGACTGCCGCGCCCATCCGGAAAATCATCCGGAAGGGTGTAAGGGCATCTAACCGGGGAAGGAATCACCTTCACGGCCAGATCGTTACGGTCACTGCATCCCTGCACGCTGCTTCTCGGCGCGCAGGAGGTGGCGCAGTCGCTGAAGCGCCCCTTGAGCGCCGCCGAAGTCGCCCTTGTTGACGACGTTCTTGTCGGCGTCGTCAAACCACGCCTGAAACTTCTCGATCGACCGGCGCAGCATCACAATCTCAAGGATGAGGGTACGCACTTGGGGATCCGTGTATTCCAGATACATCGCGCGCAGTTCGGAATCGTTCGGCGCGTCGAATTCCGGCATCACGGCCTTCATCCTGAACCGCGGATCTCGGAGAGGCACGCGGTTGCGATCGATCCGCGTGCTTTCGATCGGCCTGACGTGCATCAAGAAGACGGAGCGCTCGTCATCTTCGATCCAGTGGTCGAATTCCCGCTTCGTGAGCTCGACAGGCGTCCGCATCCGCTCCGTGCTTGACGCGTATCCGTACTCCCAGATGTAAGCCCACTGCGGTTTCATAGTACAAAATAATACTGTATGTTTGTACAGTGTATCGCGAGGTAAGATGGGCGCGTCAAGTCTCAAAAATGGGGGCGGGCGATGTGCACGAACTACCGAGCGCCTGGCGAGGACCCGGGCATCAGCGAGCTTCGGATCGGTCTCATTGACCTTTGGAAGCGGACTCCGTGGGAGCCTGATATCTGGCCGGATTACGCGGCACCAATCGTGCGCGCGGATGGCGACGGCGCAGAGGCCGCGATCGCGAACTTCGGCATGATACCGAAGGCGTTTCAGCCGGCTGGCAAGCGGTTCATGACGGTCAACGCGCGGTCGGAGACGGTTGGCGAGAAGCCGGCGTATCGAACTGGCTGGCGCGGGGCAGCGCTGCCTGATCCCCGCGGCGTGGATCTACGAACCGAACTGGGAGACGGGCAAGTACGTCCGGTATCGGATCGGTGTGGCCGACTGGCAGTCATACTGCGTCGCTGGAGTCTGGCGCGCGTGGAAGGGGCCGGACGGCACCGAGATGCTCGCGATGGCGATGCTGACCGTGAACGCCGACGAGCATCCGGTCATGAAGCACATGCACCGGCTCGGCGACGAGAAGCGGTCAGTGGTGATCCTGCGGCCGTCGGGCTACGACGAGTGGCTGCACACGAAGAATGTCGACGCCGCGCGCGCGATTCTGCGTATCTATCCGGCCGACGAGATGGCGTCCGAGCCGAAGTGA